TGCAAAGCGACAAGCCGAAACTGAACGCGATGAGGCTAAGGCTGCGTTACTTAATATAGATGTCGATTCGGAGAACAATCCGAAAACTGGTGTCTATGGGAACAAAACGCTTGAAGAAGCTCGTGATGATGGAGTAGAACATGAATGGCATGATGCTCGTGATAATTACCGTTCTGTCATTAAGGAAAAGGCACGAGATAAAGCTGCTCGTGAAGTTTCGGGGAGGGAATACAAAGAGCGTGAGACAAAGTTTTTCACCGATAATCCCGAACTGAATAAAGATGAATTTCTTGAACGTCATGACGGACACACTTTCAAACAGTGTCAAATACTCGATAAGGTTGATGCTGGAGGTGGTGTTGAAGCGATGCTGAAGGTTGCTCGTGACGAAGGGTTTGCAGAGGGCGCTAAAAAGGGCAGTACAGAGACCCTTTCCGCTGTCAGTGAGAACACCACAAAAGCTGATGCCATCAAGGCTTCTGACGGAACATCGAAAAACACTTCATCTAAGGGTGAGTTTAAGCTCAAGTCAGCTACCGAGATGAACCACATGACCGATGAGCAATGGGAAGAATACGATGCCGAAGTACGAAAGGCAGAAGAAACGGGTAAGATTCCTAAAATCGGTGGCTAAAAAGTCCAGTAAGAGAGAGTTTTCTCTATCTGGAGTAAATTCGATAACTACTTTTATCATAAGGATAGAGTAAATGTCAAGACTAATGTCCTCGGACGACCGCGCACACGTGACTGTATATCAACGTAGATTGTGGCGGAGGTCGAGAAACTTATATATGTGGTCTCGTTTTACACATACAACCAGTCCACAAACGGAAGCTCAGGCTGCTCGCAAGCTGTGGCCGTCATTGAACACTAATGCGATTATCAATGTCATTCCGTCATCGTTTGCTGGAGCCGGTGACGGTTCAGGTAAGGGTGGTGGTGATCATGCACGTTTGGGAATGGTTGACGAGGTTTACGGTAATCCTGTACTTGGTGACACGACAGTAAAAGGCACTGGTACAGGACAATCAATGCGATATGCTGATGCGTATGTGCATCGTTTCCGTAAGGAAGCTATCGCCCAATTCGGCAAGAAGTCCATGCAGCTACTTGGCTCGTGGGGGCTTGATCTTGCTAAAGGTGTTGGACCGCAATTAACCGACTGGCACATGCGCTTTGAAGCCTCAAGGGGTATTCAAAATGCATTCCTGCGTGGTCATTCATGGCACATTCTACGTGGCACTGCTAATGCAGGGCTGGGTGTTACGGGCAGGATACATAAGAACCTGTATTGTGCTGGTGTAACCGCTGACGGTGCTTTTGACAGCAATTATCCAACATGGAGCGGAACTCCCGCAACATACGAAGCTGCTGCCGCAAAGCATGTGTTTGACGTGTCAGATGGTGCTTCGGAAAACCAGATGTCAGCCAGTTTACTTCGCTCTCTTGAAAAAGAGTGCATGAAGAAACGACTGAGAAAGATTAGCTTTGGTGGCGGGAAAGAAGCATACGTGATGATTCTGCATCCCGATCAGTATCACCAGTTGCTCGAAGATAGTGATTTCGTTAATTCGCTACAGAGCTGGGCTAATACAGATCAATCGAAGATATTTACCGAGAGTGCTGAAGCATACTACTCCGGCTTTGTTATCTTCCGGTCAGGATACGGTCAAGGTGGTGGATTTACTGTATATCCGCATTTATCGACTACTGATGGCGCAGGTAGCACTGGACTTGCCTACGAAGGAAATACGGTTGATAATGTTACCAATTTGTACTTTGGTCCGGTTAAGACGATTACGGCTGCACCGTATGTCGAGGAAAAAGAACCCACTAACACCTCAAACATCGAGAGCGATACTATTGCGCAGTCGGCACTTAATCATCTGCGTGGTGGTATGATTCTTGGTGCGCAGGCAATGAACGGAATCCTTGTTGAGCGTCCTTCACTCTTGAAAGAGATTGATGACTATGAAAACAAGAAATCCGTTGACATTGATGCCACATGGGGCTATAGCCGTCCTGACTTTGTTACCTATTCCGCATTCACGGATGACGGTGCTACAATCACGGAGACTATAGACAATTCGGAGAATACTTCAAGTATTCTATTCATAACCTATTCACCCGAAAGCCTCATAGGGCTATAACGATAAGGAGATAAACTATGCCTATTGCATACACGGCAGTACAACCTGCATCTAAGGGTTTTGATCTGTATCTCGTTGATGCCAACATTTCTCAGGGTGAGGATGTTGTGAAAAAGTACGGTACGGATCAGCTAATGATGATCAGGTCGAAGAAGGATCCAACAAAGGAAGTTGCTATTTGCTTCACTAATGGTACTCCGACGGGAGCGGCAGATACAGCGACAAACAACATTCCTCGTGCATCGCTGGCGTTTAATATAAAAGCGTCTGGAGATGGGGCATGCGCTAATGACAAAGCTCATTACGCTAAGACCGTTGAGGGTGTTGCTGCGACTGAAAAGTGGGCTCCTGTAACTAACGGCGAAGATGCCTAATAATCAGACTTAACTACGATAGGGGGAGGAATTAGCCTCCCCCTTTACCAGAGGACAAAATGGAAGATAGTTTAGAACAAAGTCTTATCGAATTGATCGAAGGTGGACTGATAACACAGAATGGCAGTTGGTACGAGGTGGTTGCTTCTGGTGATAAGTTTCACGGCAAGGATGAAATACTTGAACACATTACTAATCGCCCTAAAGTCGAAGAGCCTGAAGATAACAAATTGCCAATCCCTGACGATAACCTTGATGAAGTCGATGCAACTCCGGATGCTAAAGCTGAACCAGAGAAAATTGTGAGATTAGCTCCTGGCGAGGTGGATGATTCTGAACCTGAACCGAAACCAAAGCCAAAGCCGAAGGTAAAAATGGCAATGGTGGTGGCTATTGATAAGCAGGGATGGGGTAAACGGCAAATCAAGCATGGTGTTGTAGCTGATTTTGGTAAGGGTGACAAGGTTGTTGCCATGCCAAAGGACGAGGCTAAACGTCTATGCTCGCTTCACAGGCGCTTATTCTGCATCCTTGACCCACAGACCACAGGACTATTGATCAATCCCGTACATCTGAAAAAGCCTTCTGAATATACCAATCCAGAACTGATGCTTGAACTCGTGAATAGATATAAGGATAACGGTCTGTTTATGAAAGAACTGCGAGCAATGATACTTGAGACTGACGGCAATCTGTACGCAATATCAAGATGCTTGTCTGATTACGAGATGGTTGAATGTCTCCATACCACTGGTCAATATACGGTCATGGAAAAATCTGTCTTCGATCAGGCAAATACCGAAAAATCACAGGTACAAGCTGATAATGCTGACCTTCGCTCAAGGTTGGATATGGAACCACGTCCAGAGCCGGTTAAGTAAATGGCAGACTCAACACTAACAACTATAACCAATAGTCTGCGTTATGCCATTAACGACTTTGAAGCTCCGTACAGCATTGACGTTGGTGATGCGCTTGGACTCGTAAAGACATGGATTAACGCAGGACTTCAATGGATTAACCGTGAAGTTCCACACATTGAAGCGAATGCTGTTATGTTGCCGGATGGATTGAGTTACATCTTCGATCTGAGTTCTGGTATGGTAACAGCAGCCGATGTCACTGTTGCGATAACAGACTTTATGAAGCTGAAGATGATTACGGTTATTGGTGATGGTGTTGCTAACGGTAAGCCAATTCCTAAGCATGGCAGAGGTATTGCCTATATGCGTGAGATTATCGCTGTATCCGGTGGTATTAAGTCCGGTACACCGAATTATTACGCAATGAAGGGGGCTAAGGATATTTGGCTTGACCGTGTGAAAGCTGCACCTGCCGATCCCGCTGATCCCGATGTTGACGAGTTATTTACTATTGATTATTGGGCTAACCAGAACTCTCTGTCTGGGGTCAGTGACAAACCTACGTATCCGCTTAATAACGGCTGGCATAAGCTACTCGTTTGGGCGAGCATATTTCAGGCAGCGGAGGAAATTGGTAGTACGCTCGGTGATGAACTTGAGCGTAAAGCTAATAAGATACTGTTCGGTAAGATTGTTGGTGGAAAATACGTACCCGGTGAAATTGATAGCTTTAGAAGCTGGATTGCTGCCGATGACCACGAGGGCGAGACTGAGGGAATGATTTACAGTGATCTTGGCAGTACAGATATTCAAATTGATGAGGATTATCCGAGTTAAATGTCACGTAAACCAGACATAGACATTCCTGTTATCAGGGGAGAGCATAGACAGGTAGAGCGCAACGATAAGCCTCCGCACGTTCCGGGTTATATGTTTAACCAGCAACAGAAGAAAGAGGGTGTGTGGGAGCGCCGTCCGGGTACTGGATACCTGCATCCTGATCGTGGTGAGCAATTTCAGTTTACTCAACCGCTCATTAATCGGGGTATTGATACTTACTGCGGTGGTGAAAGTGGTAATATGCTTAATAGCCATGATTACCTGTATAACTGCCATAAGCGTAAAGTCATTGCGTTGGGTGAAACCGATGTCGATGGAGTTAAAACTCAATATGTGTTTATGGGAGTTATCCTTGATCATTACAGAAGCAGTGAGTATCAAG